TACGAGAACTGCTCCAAGAGTTCACCCCGTTCCTGGCAGAACTCGGAGACACAGAGGTACGCCACCTGGGCGTGTTCACAGTCCCTGACCTCTTCAACACCGACTACAATTCCGAACGAGGTAAAATTGAAGAGTCGTCGCCGCTCCGCGCCGAAGATGATTCGAATGACACGATGGGCGCGGACACGGATCCCGGACGTATGGGTGCAGCGGAATCGTGGTTTCGAAAGATGCGCGGTGATGCAGAAGAAGCAGTGGCCACCGAAAGTGCCGATGAACGCTGCCCGGACGACTGCCCGTGCAGGACACCCGAAACAATGCCCTTCTAAATAGGAGAAGTCCCCCATGGCTACAATGAGCGATATTAACAATTGGTTCACTTACCACGCGCCAACCGGCAACCAGCAGGTCCGTTACGTGGCACTGCGAGAGCAATTCAAGGTACTCGCTTATCTCATCCTGGACGTAACCCCATGCTGCCCTGACCAGACCGCAGCGCTTCGGATGCTGCGCGAGTGTTCAATGGCGTGCAATCAGACGATCGCTTGCAACGAAGAGCAGACCCCCGATGAGGAAGAAAGCGGGGTGCATTCGTAATGGGCCAGCAAAAGAGCACCGAAGGTAGCGGCCGTACGCTTCCAGGCACCGTCGTGATAGGATCCGAAGACCGTACGCTTCCAGGAGGCACCGTCGTGATAGGATCCGAAGACAACTGGAAGCACCGCAGCAAGGGTATGAAGTGTTCGACGTGTATGCACTTCGTCGAGAAGGTGCCCGAGCAGGGTGAGGTGAAGGTCGGTAGGTGTCGCAAGCACGCGCCGACGCTCGACGGTTGGCCTGCGATGAAGCTGACTGACTGGTGCGGCGACCACAAGCTCGACGAGGAGAAGGTGTTTTGAAGGACTCTATGGGCGCGGACTCGGATTGGGTGATGGTGCAGCGCAAAGACATTCAAAACTGCAAGCCAGGAAAACCGATACCGTATCGCGTATACAAGGAAGAGAAGGTCAGTATTCCGAAGCTGATGATCCTGACCGTTTTTTGTTTCAGCGTAATCTATCTGATATGGGGGTAGGTTAGGTGGACATAACACTTCCATACGATTGGATGCCGCGTGACTACCAAAAACCAGCGTGGGAAGCACTGGAAACGGGTACGAAGCGCGCCGCGCTCGTTTGGCACCGAAGAGCTGGGAAAGATCTATTCGCTATCAACTACTGTGCGACACAGATCTTCCAACGGGTGGGACTGTATTGGCACATCCTTCCTACCTACCGTCAGGGTCGCAAGGTGGTCTGGGAGGGGCGTACGCGTGACGGTCGGGCCTTCTTGGATCACTTCCCTGGTTCCAACGACATCGGACCCGGACAAGTCATCAACAGAAAACGTGACGACGAAATGGCCCTCTGGTTCGCGAATGGTTCCGTTTACCAAGTCATCGGAGCGGAAGAGCCAGATAGACTTGTCGGAGCAAACCCCGTTGGAATCATCTTCTCCGAATGGTCCGTCATGCCACCCCGAGTCTGGGAGTACCTCCGACCAATTCTTGCTGAGAACGGTGGATGGGTCGTTTTCATATACACGCCCAGGGGTCGGAACCACGGCTACCGGACATTCAAAATGGCTGAAGAGACCGACGGATGGTTCGCACAGCGATTGACCGTGGATATGACGAACTCAATTCCCATGGATGCGGTAGAAGACGAACGCAAAGCGGGTATGCCGGAGGAACTGATACAGCAGGAATTCTATTGTTCGTTCGACGCGCCGTTGGTAGGGGCCTACTACGGCGACCTATTGAGGGATATGGTAGAGAAGGATCGCATAGGGAAGGTGCCGCATGAGCCCGAAAGACCGGTTACCACCTCCTGGGACTTGGGGATCGCAGACTACACCGCCATTTGGTTCCACCAACTCATCGGACACGAACACCGACTCATCGACTACTACCAAAGCTCCGGTGTGGGGCTCGACCATTATGCGAAAATCCTCTCCGAAAAACCGTACACGTACAAGGAACATCTGGTTCCGCATGACGCGACCGTTCGTGAACTGGGTACGGGCAAGAGCCGACTCGAAATCGCGAGGAAGCTCGGACTGAACATGCGCGTGGTCCCGAAGCTGCCGCTGGCAGATGGGATCAACGCCACTCGTCTCTTCCTGCCGAAGGTTTGGATTGACGAAGGTAACTGCGAGATTGGCCTCGAAGGTCTCAGGCAGTACACCAAAGAGCGAGTATTGGATGAAGAAGGATCGCGGGGAGAGGCTCTATTCCGCGACAAACCCCTGCACAACTGGGCATCTCACCCCGCTGACGCACTGCGCACCCTTGCTGTCGGTCTACGAGAATTCCGCAAAGAGCGAGAAATTCTCTACCCGCAGATCGCACTCGTCTAGGAGATCCCATGTCATCGAAGGCCACCATGGCCCTGGCTCGCAACAACACCGAACACCTCTGCAGGCATCGCGACCGGCTGGACAAATTAGAGAAAAGCGTCAAGCTCATGCTGAAGGCGCTGTCCGTTTTGGAGCGTGGTGCGCGAACGACCAGAGGCGGCACGACAGTCCCCCAAGTGAAATTGCCGGATTCATTGGCAGAATTGGAGATTGGGCAAGATCCCAAGGGGGCGTAAGTCATGGCGGCAACTCCTATTTCGGGCCTCGATGGGGCGCGTCGTAACGATTTTCCAGAACGAGAAGACGAGCGTGGCGCGCATTACGACCGCGATCAGGGCGGCGCGCTCTTCCAGATCGACCCGAACGACGTCGATCCGATGGGCGACACCCATCCACTCGAACCCAGCCGTGACATCATCCCGCTGACCGAAGGCGAGATCAAATCCGTCATCCAGCACGAAATCGAAGACTCATTGGGTGGCCTTGGATCCCAAGTAAGCGAAGAGCGTCGGAAGGCGCTTCGTTATTACTACGGTCGAGATTTCGGGAACGAAGTGGAAGGCCGGTCCAAGGTCATCCTAACGGACGTTGCCGACACCATCGAGTGGATCATGCCATCGCTGATGCGCATGTTTACAGGTGGCCAGATCACCGCGAAGTTCATTCCCCGAAAGCCGCAGGACGAAGAGGGCGCAGCGCAAGCCACCGAGTACATCAACAAGCATTTCCGTTGTGAGCAGCGTGGATTCCAGGTTCTTCATGACTGGTTCAAGGATGCACTGCTGGAGAAGAACGGCATCGTCAAATCCTATGCAGAAGAGCGGTACGAGCCCAAGGTTGAGACGTACAAGGGGTTGACCGAAGAGGGCGTCGGTCTCCTGCTGCAGGACGGTCGAATGGAGCCGATCGCGCATGAAGAGCGCGGTGAGATCCAGATGGGCATGAACCCGCAAACAGGTCAGCCCAACATGGTCATGCTTCATGACGTGATGGTTCGACAGGCGCAGACCGTCTGTGAACTGAAGATCGACCTCGTGCCGCCGGAAGAGTTTCTGATTGCGCGAAGAACGATCGAGCTGAATGACCGGACGGCGTTCACTGGTCATCGCAAGAAGATGACGGTCTCTGACCTGATCGCCTTGGGATACCCGCGTGACATCGTTGAAAACCTCCCCTCAGACGACACTCCAGAATACTCGCAGGGTCGAACGGAGCGATTGTCGGAAGATGAGACGTTCCCCGTTACTACCGCCGAACGGACAGACCCTGCGAGTAGGGAGATCTGGGTTACGGAGTGCTACGTCCGGATCGACGAAGACGGCGACGGCTACGCGGAGTTGCGGAAGATCACGGTGGTTGGAGAGCAGTCGATCACCATCCTGGACGACCAGGAGATCAACTGGCAACCGTTCAGTTCTCTCACGCCGATCCCGATGCCGCACAAGTTCTTCGGCCTCTCGATCGCCGATCAGGTATCGGATCTCCAACTGATCCGGTCCACGCTTTTGCGCCAGATGCTCGACAATATGTATCTGGTGAATAATGGCAGATACGAGGTTGTGGAGGGGGCGGTGGAGATCGACGATCTTCTCACCAGCCGTCCGGGTGGAGTCGTTCGGGTCTCTGCTCCGGGAATGGTCAACCCTCTTCCAACCACGCCGTTCAACCAGTCCGCGTACACCCTGATGGATTTCCTCGAAAACGTGCGGCAGATGCGCACGGGTGCGGGGATGCAGAATCAGGGCCTGGACGCCTCTACGTTCCGGAATCAGACGGCTACGGGCGTTTCTCAGGTAATGAGCGCCGCATACGCCCGCGTAGAGATGATTGCTCGCGTATTCGCCGAAACGGGTGTGAAGGATCTGTTTAAGAAGCAGCTCAAGATGATGTGCGAGAATCCGATCAAGGATCGGATGATGCGGTTGCGTGGCGAGTGGGTGGAGGTGGATCCTTCCACCTGGAATACCGAGATGGACGTCGAGATCCAGGTGGGGCTCGGAGTCGGACAGGCTGGAGAACGCATTCAGTACCTGATGAATCTTCTCCAGGTTCAGCAGGGTGCGAAGATGGCTGGCCTCAGCAACGTCGTCACTGCCGACAACGTGTATCGCGCTGGCGTTACGATGGCAGAGGCGATGCAGCTTCCCAACCCGGAACTGTTCTTCAGTGATCCGAAGGGCCAGCCTCCGGATCCGCCGCAGCCCGACGGGAAGGATCAGGTCAAGCTCGCAGAGACGAAGCGCCGCTCCGAGGACAACGCGAAGCAGCTCCAGCTCGATGCGAACAAGCTGCAATTGGAGATGGCCGAGTCGAAGGCGATGGCTGAATTCCGCGTTCTGGAGATGAAGGAGAAGATGGTTCTGGAGCGCGAGAAGATTGTGTCCAACGAGAAGATTGCGTTGGCGCAAATATCAGGACAGAAGGAAATCGCAGCAGAAAACTCTCAAAAGGGAGACGGTGATGGCGACGATTAAGGAAGTAATGGAAATTCTCAGTAATCCAGGCGATCCGCAGGCGAAGATCGACAGACTGAATTGTCTGATGGATGTAAAGCCAGCACCGAAAGTAGAGAAGGCGAACGACGAGCAGGTGATGAAGGGCTTCTTGGGCAAGAAGGAAAAGAAGGAAGACTGATGCGCACCAACTTCAACGCAGGGCATGACCATTCGGTTATCGGCCGTCGAACGACGACTGAGGATGGTCACAACCACGCGATACCGGTTGGGTCTGCGTGGACGACGATGAACGGAAGCCCTTCGCATCGTCACAGAATTCTCACCCGGTCCCCCACCGGAGAAAAAAGTCGGACGGGGCCTCGACCTCAAAGAAGGTAAGCGGGCGAACCTATGGCTGACGAAGAAGTAGAGATCCATCGCGGGCACAATGCGCGACAGCTCCTCGAAAATAGCCTTCTAAATGAAGCACTTGAGAAGATAGAGCTGCACTTTACGAGCAAGATGGTTGACTCCGAACTGAGTCAGTCGGCGGTACGTGAAGAAGCGTATAGGATGCTATGTGCGGTGCGCATGTTCAATAGGCACTTGACGAACATTATTGAGACCGGCAAGATGGCCACCGTAGCGCAGGCGCAGCGCGAAGAATTATCGGAAAGGGAACGAAAGTTAGCGGAGTGGGATGGCAGCCCCGACAGCGGGTACGCCGGAACTTGATATTCTCGGTCGGCTAGAAAAACAACTAGACGACTCACCCGTGCCGCCCGCCAATCCTGAGGATGCTCGGGAAACCAGCGAAGAAGAGCCGAAGGTAGAGCTTCCAGAAGACGAGGAAGGCGAAGAGCCTATCGCTGCGAAGGAAGAAGGCGAAGAGGGCGAAGAGAAAGATCCGGAAGGCGAAGAGAAAGATCCGGAGTCTGCAGAGGTTGGCGACGAAGAAGTACGCACGATGTCAGACCTCGCGAAGATGTTCGAAGTCGATGAGAAGGAACTCCTAAACCACCTCGAAGTAGAAGGCCCGAACGGTGCTTCCGTCCCGCTCGCAAAGGCCCTCGACACCTACAAGAATTCAGCCGTAATACAGAAGAGCCACGATGAACTCACCGTAGAGCGGACGGCGCTGCAAGCGGAAGCCGCCCAATTGCGCGTGACGACGGACGCCACAGTCAAGGAGATGGCGATCCAGACGCAGGTTCTCCTGGACGTCACGCAGCAGGAATTCTCGGACATCAACTGGAAAACGCTAGAAGTTGAGGATCCGCAGCAGTTCCTAATCATGAAATCGAAGCAGCAAGAGCGAGGTCAGCTTATCCAGAGAGCGATCGAGAAGATGCGAGGTCTCGAACACCAACGCGCTGGTGAGGCACAGGCTGTAAATCTCGAAACTCGTCAGAAGGAGATGGTCACTCTGCATACGAAAAAGCCGGAGTGGAAGGATCCCGCTGTTGCTCAGACAGCCATGAGCGATACACAGAGTTTCCTGTCGGAAGCAGGATTTTCGCAGGAAGAGATCAACGGCATCACCGACCATCGCTACTTGCTGGTTGCATACGAAGCATCGCAGTATCGGAAGCTCAAAAATCAGACCCCCAAAAAAATCGACAAACTTCGCAGCCTACCAAAGCCGAAGCATGTACTTCGGTCCAGTGCCAGAAAGGGCTCTGGGGAGGTTGCGAGAAAACAGTCCCAGAAAAATCTTGATCGTCTGAAGGCAACAGGGGACGAGAGGGACGCTGCGCGACTCTTTGAGGAGATGATTTAATGAGTATCACAGCCAATACGTTCGAGACGTTCGACGCAATCGGTCAGAGAGAAGATCTCTCCGACATCATCTACAACATCTCCCCGACCGAGACACCGTTCATGATGATGATCGGTCGAGGGACGGCGACAAGTGGACGACTGCACGAGTGGCAGATCGACTATTTGGCATCGGCCGACTTCGCGAACTCCACGATCGAAGGTGACGATCCAGGATTCGATGCGGTGGTTCCGTCCATCCGTGTCGATAACCGCGTTCAGCTCAGTGCCAAGAGCGTGGTGATCTCCGGGACGTTGGAAGCAGTGGACAAGGCCGGTCGAAAGTCGGAGATGGCGTACCAGCTCGCAAAGATGGCGAAAGAGCTGAAGCGGGATATGGAATCCATCCTGATCGCTGCGCGTGCCACGGCTGGCGCAGTTACGCAGATCTCGGCAGTCGGCGTCACGGACACCAGCGGTTCGCTGCTGACTCCGTACGAGACCTGGATGACGGCTGGCATCTCCGGTCACATCCAACCGCAGAGTCGTACGGGCACGGCCCCGACCACCACGGATGGCTACCAGCCGACCGCAGTGGGTGTCGAGGGTGGTGCGCTTCGTCCGTTCAAGGAAGCCGACCTGAAGGAAGTGATCCGCGAAGCATGGCAGGAGGGAGGGGACCCCTCGGTCATCATGGTGGGTCCTTTCAACAAGCAGGCTCTGTCTGCGTTCTCGGGTAACACGACGCGGTTCGATCGCTCCGAGGACATGCGGCTGGTCACGGCCGTTGACGTTTACGTCAGCGACTTCGGCGAGCATCGTGTGGTTCCGAATCGCTTCCAGCGTGACCGATCGGCACTGATCATCACGCCGCGAATGTGGTCCGTGGACTACCTCCGAGGCTTCCGTCAGTTCGCACTGGCGAAGACCGGTGATGCGGAGAAGCGGGAACTCCTCGCTGAGTACACGCTTCGGTCCAGCAATCCGCACGCATCGGGCGTCGTCGCTGATCTGACAACCAGCTAGAAGTAGACAGGGGGGTCGGGGGTAACTCGACCCCGGCCCCCTTTCTGCATGGAGGTTTCGAAATGCCGAAGCAAGAACAACACGATATGCGCGAGTATCACATCATGTCGGAAATCCTGGACATCGGTGGCGGAGCGGCGACATGGTACTTTGGTGTACCGCAGGCCGGATCACTCGTAAGGGCGCTCTACACGTCAACGACCGCTCAGGCATCAGCCGACGCGCTTCTCACTTTCGCGGTCAACACGGTTGACCTTGGGCAGACCTTGACGGTTCCGTCATCTGCCGGTGCGGTAGGGAGAAACCATGTGGTGGACTTCTCCGTTGTTCCGGGGAGCTTCTGCTACGAGCCGGAACACCTCGATCTGATCGCTGTCGGTGGAACCATCGCAGTAGACACCGATGGAGGCGGAACAGGTACGGGGCGCATCACGCTCGTAATCCGTCCGTAAGGGGATGCGATGAGTATCGACAATTTCCATGTCATCTCGATTGGCACAGATCAGGGCGATCAGGAACTGACGGTCAGTGCTCCTGGCTGGGTTGCTATTCCAACGATGTCGAGTGGTATCGCTCCGAAGTTTCTCCACATCAGTATTCACTCTGGAACCGTCACCAATGTCATCACCGTGACGCCGGACATAGATGAGAACAACGGTTCGAATCTAACAGGATTCGCTCTCTGTCAGAACGGGTTCGCGCATGTGATCCTGAATGTTCACGGATTCAGTCACATTGGATTCGACGAAATCGGAGATGGAACTTCGGGGCTGCAACTCTATCCGCTCGAAGATTTCTAATGGAGGTCGTGCATGGGTCTCCTTTGGGACATTGCGAACATCGAGGGCGGAACAACTACGGGCATGGAGTACGACCCGATTGACGATGAACTGACGATCATCAATCAGCAGGACGTCGAACCCATCCTGGAGCATAACAAGAAGCTCTACAACGATGGCACCGAGGGGTACGGACCCACTCGTGAGTGGCGACGTGCTGCGACCATCCCGAACATCATTCTCGAAAAGTGGCTGAAGGAAGAAGGGATCCGGTACTGGGATTCCGAAGACACGCCGAAGCTTATGGCGAAGCTGGACGATCCGGAGTGGCGATACCTCCGGACTGCTCCAGGTACGCTGTCCCGTAAGCCGGTGAGGAATTACTACAGGGGGTCCACTTCATGAGCCCGACACCGGCAGACGCAGGAGGATTCGACACGTACGAGAAGTTGATCGAACTGATCGCGAACTTCCTCGGCCGCAACGATCTCAACGAGAGGATCCCTGACTTCATCGGCCTGACAGAAGCCGACCTTTCTCGCGGCATGAACTTGCGGGAGCAGGAGAAGGAAATCGAAGGCGTCTTGGTCGTAGGCCAAGACTACATCAAGATGCCTGACGACCTTCAGGTTCCGAGGCATTTTCGCATCAACGGGGACCCGATTCGCATCGTCGAGATCGTCTCTATGGACAAGTTCTCCGGTGTGAGAGAGAAGGCGCAATACGCATCAACGGCACTTCCTTTTGCAGCGACGATGGTTGGCGACAAGCTCATGCTCGCTGGAACTCCAGGAACCGCTGAATCATACACTTTGTTTTACCTCGCACGCCTGATGCCTCTCAGCTCCAGCAACAGCACGAATCGCATCCTGAAGGACGCCCCTGATGCCCTGCTGTACGGAGCGCTCATGCACTCTGCTCCATACATTGGAGATGACGGTCGCATCCAGCTCTGGGGAACGATGTACTCGCAGGCGAAAGAAGCCTACAGGCGATTCGAATGGAGAAGCCGGACATCTGGCGGGCCTTTGCGGGTTCGACCTGATTTCTCTCCAGATGACCGGCATAACATTGGGGGTGGCTGATGAAGCGAATCCCCTACGGCCAATACCTTCCAGATCTGCCTCCTGTGGTGAATCAGCAGGGGCTGATCAAGGCGAAGAACGTGCTGCCGGTCAATGGTGGGTACGGACCCCTTGGGAGTATCGCGAATATCGAACACGCGTCTGCCCTGACAAGCTATTGCCGAGGGGCTCTCGGTGGCATCGACTTCGGTGGCAATCCGTACAACTTCGCGGGAGACCAGAACGACCTCTACAACACCGTTCTCTCTGGAGCTGATGAAATCTCCAAATCGACCGGCGCTTACAACACGGGCCTTGAAGGTAGATGGGAATTCGCAGCATTCGGAGAGACCATCATTGCAACGAACTTCACGGACGATGTGCAGTATTACGACATTCGCTCGTCATTGATATTTCAGAACATCTCAGATCTCACGATTGCTCCAGGAGTGCCAAGAGCCAGACACGTTGGAGTGATCGACAACTTTCTGGTCTTCGGGAATATCTACGACAACGAGATAGGAAATCACCCAGAGGCAATCTCCTGGTCTGCGATCAATAACCCGCTCTCGTACCCGAAGCGGGGAAGCGATGGAGCGGTTGCTGTCCAGTCCGACCGACAGATTCTCGAAGGCGCTGGCGGTTGGATCAACGCTGTTGTTCCGGGGTCAGAAGTAGGCGCGATCTTCCAAGAACACGCCATTTGGCGCATGGACTATGTAGGTGGCGATGTTGTATTCGCCCTGAATAGAGTGGAACCGAATCGCGGCCTTCTGATTCCCGGACTCGCAGTACCCGTCTCGCGGTGGGTTTTCTACCTCTCCGAGGACGGCTTCTACCTGTTCGACTACACGTCCAGTAAGCCGATCGGGAAAGACCGGATCAACTCCACGTTCTTCGCAGATTACGACGCTGAATTTCCTGATCGCGTGAGTGCTATCAGGGATCCTGATTCAACCCGTATCTTCGTGCTGTATCCGGGAGCCGGAAACGTGGGCGGAACTCCGAACAAGGTTCTCATCTACGACTGGGCTCTCGATATGTTCAGCCACGCAGAGATCGACGCGGAGATACTGACGTGGGCCGTGACTCCTGGTCTCCACCTGGACACGATCGGCACCGCAGAAGACCCGGACATCCTCGGTACGCAAACCGGTGGAGAGGGATCTCCAGACACAGATCCTCCGGGTGACGAGACATTCGATAACCGCGTGTCTCCTCCTGGCGCACTTCAACTCGGTGTATACGACGATGGCCATATCCTGTCCGACTTCTCTGGTCCGAATCTCTCCGGGACCCTGGAGACAGGCGACATTGAGGTGAACCCAGGCGCTCGAACCATGATCAATCTGGTCAGGCCGATCGTTGATTCTGCTGATGCCACAATCCAGGTAGCCGCGACCGGCCGCAAGAACGAATCTTTCGCGTATTGTCCTATCTCCGAACAGGACGATGATGGGAAGTGCCCCGTTCGTGTGGATGGCCGATTCCACAGGTTTCGGACGAACCTGCCGCCGTCCTTCACGAACGCGGTCGGGATTGATGTTGATGGTCGATCGTCAGGGAGAAGGTGATGACAAAGAAATACCCGAGAAATAAGGAGCTGTAATGGGAGAAGGCGGAGGCAGAACAGCGAAGTTGTTGAGAGACATGGCGAAAGCTGAAGCAGCTACACACACCGTGGAGTCAGCTCCCGAGTCGAGCGTCTTCATTTGGCCCAGTGGTGGAGCGCACGGAGAAGAGACGGGAGACGACTACACCGGGAAACTGAAAAGCACCAAGGAGCAGAAGAAAGAGAACAACAAGAAGTACCCGAGGGATAAAAACCTGTGAGCCAGAGAAATATTCCGAGAGCCCAGACGGTTCCTGAATTCTGGCAGGGAAGCGAGGAAGAGCATCGTAGGAAGCTCGGTCAGGCATTGAACCAGCTTTTGAAGGGAGTCAGCAACAACCACTACACAGTGACTCTGGACGCAGGAGACACTGAAACGACAGTGCTGCACCCTCCGATCAGGCCGGGGTCTGCAGTGCAAATCACACCAGGGACAGAACACGCTGCGGCGTCATTCGCAACGGGTCTGATCTGGGTCACAACGGAAACGGGTAAGGCGATCATTCACCATGACAGCAGCGCACTCACAGATCGAGTCTTCTACCTCACCTTCTCTGGGTGAAGTCGAAGCAGTCGTCGTCTCGAAAGATCAGCGAAATCCGCTGATTGATGCTGAGATCAGGCGTCATCTCGGTCCAACGATTGAGAAGAGTCATGGTCGCATCAAGATTGAGCAGATATTCCACTTGCTGGATAACGACAAGGCGCAGTTGTTCGTGGCGGTGCAGGACAAGAAAGAGATTGTAGGAGTGGTAGTAACGGAAATCGTCGAGTGGATCAGCGGTCGGCGTTGCATGAAGGTGATGCTCGCGGGTGGCATGGGCGGATTGAAGATGGGCTTGATGGAGCCGCTGATGGAGAAGATCGAAGAGTTCGCAATGCTGGGAATATGCGCATCGGTGATGGTCGAAGGCAGGAACGGTTGGGGGAGAGTGCTTCCGGAAGGCTACGAATTCAGCCATTCGGTCTTTGAGAAGGAGATTTTGTAATGGGAACTGGATCAGAGACCACTTCAAGTATTCCGTGGGCACCACAGGGGAAGCGTTTCAAGACTCTCTACGATGAAGCCGACAAACTTCTGAGCCAGGAGCTTGAATATTTCCCCGAATCGACGGTTGCACAACGTAATCCGTGGCAGACCATGGCGAACCAGAACGTCGCTGACATGGTGACGGCTGGGTCTCCAGGTCTCAATTCGGCACTCGCAGAGAACCAGCGTACGACGTCTGGCCAGTACCTGAACGTGGATTCGAACCCGTATTTGCGCGGCGTGGGCGAGGCGGCGGGACAGGACATCAGCAGGGACTACAACCGATCGGTCGTGCCGCAGATCGCGAGCCGGTTCGGTGGAGCAGGACGCTCTGCGGGTCCGAACGATGCGGGAAACGCAGAGGGCTCTGCGATGGCAGCCAGCCAGCGTGGTCTCGGCCAAGAGCTGTCGCAGATGTACTCGAACCTATATGGAGGCGCGTACGAGTCAGAGCGCGGTCGCATGGGTACGGCTGCTGGACAGGCACCCTCACTACGCGGTGCGCAGTTCACGGATCAGGCAGCGTTGAGCGCTGCGGGTGCGGACGAGTTCCAGTACGCGCAGTTGCAGCTCTCGGATATGGTGAACCGGTTCAACTTCGAGCAGTACGAGCCCTACGAGAGTCTGGGTCTGTACCAGGGTCTGATCAACCAGCCCGGTGGGTACGGTGTGAGTAAGGGCACGTCGAAGGTCGGTCCGGCGCAAATTGCTGGCATGGCTGGTTCGTTCATCGGTCCGGCGGCCGGGGCCATGATGTCAGGTGAATAATGTCAGGTGAAGGAGGTCCGTAATGCCGATTCTTGCTGGAGCAGCTCCCGCTATCGCAGCAGCCGTACCCGCGGTTACCGCTGCAGTCAGCGCTGCGGCACCCGCCGTGGCGGCAGCAGCCCCGGCCATTTCGGCAGCTGTACCCGCCATCGCGGCAGCAGCCCCGGCAATAGCGGGTGCCGTTCCCGCAATCGCTGGAGCAGCCCCCGCAATCGCTGGAGTAGCTCCGTCCATAGCGGCAGCAGCCCCGGCCATCGCGGAGACGGCGGCAACAGCAGCCCCGTTGATCGCTGAAGTAGGAGCAGCGGCAGGAGAAGTTGCACCTATCGCTGCGGAGGTGGCTCCGGCACTGGCAGAAGGCGGTGGGCTCATGTCTCAGCTTGGTGGGGTCGGGGGGCAGATGAGTACCCAGGCTCCCAGCGTACTGCCGTTCGCGGAGGGCGGTCCTCTCATGGGTGAAGTCGCTGCCCCGTTCACCGGGTCAGGCTTCGGCTCAACTCCAGCAGGTGTTACAGGTTCCGGCGGTCTTGCCGGTTCCGGCGCTCCGCCAGGAGGAACCACCGTAAGTAAGACCGGATCCTCGATGCAGAAACAGTTGATTCAGGCTGCCTCCAAGGGATTCTCTTCGATGGGCGAAAGCATGGGTGGCGACGATCAGCAGCAAGCACCGGCTCAGGGTCCAGTCCAGTTCGGCGCTGGACAGCCTCCGGCTTCCGCGCCGTACCGATCGGGTAATGCTGATGCGCAGCGTCTCTTCTCGGAAAATCTGATGTCCAGCTACCTATCGTCAGGAGGAGCCTTCTATGGCTGATCTTGCTTCGAAGTCGAAAACGACAGCTCCCATGCCGACGGTCCCGAAGGATTCTGATTCTGATCCTGGGTTCTCGGACTGGTGGGGGAGTGATTCCACGCAGGAGAAGTTCCAGGGAATCATGGGTGCGTTCACTGCGGTCATGGGTGGTCTCGCCGGGATCCCCGCTGGCGGTGGCGATATGTCTTCGATGGAACGTGCCGCCGTTCGTGCCGCAGCCGCACCCGGAGAAGCCAGGAAGCGAATGCGGACTCGAAAGTTTTCTCGACACATTCAGAGCCAATTGGAAACAGAAACCGATCCGGAGAAGAGGATGATGCTGCAGGGTGCGCTCGCGAATCCGCAGAACGCACACGCATTCCTGACGGCTGACACTCCCGCATCGAAAGAAGCGCGAATGATGCGTGTCGCTGAGAAGGAATTCGGATACGCGAAGCAACTGGAGGCGATCAAGTCTGGGAATAGGGCCTCTGCGAAAGGCGAGTTGAGCGCAGAAACCATGAGAAAGATCGGATCTGCCAACAACTGGTACACCAGCTTGAGGAAGGATCAGAAAGACGGACTGTATAAAGGTGAGCCGGTTGACGTTGCGTTCATGGACGAGAACGCGTGGGACTATCTGGAACTTCTCTGGAGCCCTGAGCATGGACTCCTGGCGCAGCGATTGGCAGCCGACGTCGCTTCCGGCAAGAAGGGCGTAGAGAATTATGGTCCAGGAAACATGGATCTGTCTGGCGAGACGACGGTTACGGATCCGGATACCGGAGAGAAAGTAACCGCATCCGACAAGGACATCGTTGCCGAACGCATGTTCGGAGAGGGAGCGCCGGAGCCTTCCCCTGAAGCTGCAAGGTCTATTGAGTTAGCGATCGACAAGGCAGAGATTAAACGCGAGGACATGAGCAGCGACAAGGTGAAGGACGTCGCAGCCGGTCTCGGTCTGATCGGCGTACAGAATCCTCTGGACTTCGATCCGGCAGGACCGTACCACTCGTTTGCTCCGGACGAGACGAAGCCGGTTCCTGCCGCCGCCGCCGCTCCTGGTGCAGTGGCTCCTGGTTCCGTTGGCACGACGACGGCGGGTCCGGAACAGGCCGCACGCTCTGGTCTGATGAGCAGCATGGCTGGCGATGGGTCCGGGATAACTAACCTCGTTGATAATCCGTATTCTGGCATGGACACTATCGCTGGATGGGCTGGAGACGCATGGAATTGGGCGTCTAGTGAGCGCGGGTACATGACGGATTACCACAGTAAGAGGCCGGGTGTTGATGTAAGTGATCCCATGTCAGCAATGGGAGAAGGGAAGCCGAGTGGAGTTGCCGGAGACCAGGGTGCATACCTGGAAGAGAAGCGCAGGAAGTCACAGGTTATCGACAGGCGGCTGCGACAGCAGGCTGCTGAAGGCAGGCGACTCGGGCTCTAATGGCAGACCTACAGCAAATTGTTCAGTCCCGCGACTTCCGGAATGCACAGCCGGAAGACCAGCGCTCGATGCTCTCCGGCGCGGATCCTAGCGGATTCGGAGATCTGACCCGTGAGCAGCAGAACGAATTGTTGGGTCGCGTAAGCTCCGAGAGCGATACCGAATGGTTCGGCGGTGACATGAGTGACGCCTACCAGCGCGGGCTTTCTCAGGGTGCAGGTGAATTTGCGCACATGGCTGCGAACGTCGCTGAATTGGTAGACGGTGACTCGGCGGCAGGCCAATACCTTCGAGGGTTGTCCGAAGAGCTTGCTGAAGACGCCACGCCACCTGAAGATCGAACTTACGCAGAACTAGGTATGCAGATACTGGGGAACCTCTCAGTGTCGTTGCCAGTTTACGCGGCCACTATGGGTGCCGTAGGTGTTGGCGCTAAAGCTGCACACCTATCTGCCAAGGCAGCTCAGTACCTCGTTCCGATGCTCACGTTCGGCACGTTCGGAGGTCTCTCTGCTGCCGACCAGGGATTCCAGGATGCGATGAAGGCGGCATCCAAGGAAGCTGCGTTTGGTGCGCTGTTCGGGGTGATGCACAACACCAGTCGAGCGGCCAGGGCATCTGTTCTCGGTGGTGTTGCATACCAGATGACTCCTGAAGATCTGGATCCGGAAGAACGTGTCGCTCACGGACTGACCATGGCGATTCTCGCTGCGCTTCACGCGAAGCCTGTTGACATGAAGGGAAAAGTCCAGGCGGAAGTGGATGCTGCGATTGCAGGGAAGATGGAAGGCGAGAGGGTCCTGGACGTAGCGACAGAGAAGTTCGGTTCAGAGAAGGCACAGACAGAGGTGGTCGCTGACAATAATTCAGTTCCCGAAGCGGCGAATCCTACTCGCCGTGAACGCGAGCTGTCGATCTTCATTCGAGAGGGAGAGTCGCGACTTTCGAGAGAGCAGGAAGCCGGTGGAGAGAACGTCGAAAAGCACCAGACGACACTGAACAAGCTCCAGCAGGAGCGTGCAGCTCTCATGCGAAGTCGCGGTGCGCTTCCTCCTGACCCGGTTGTGGTCAGGATCAAGCACCAGATCAAAGCGCTCCGAGAGAAGCTGCAGGATCCGGACGTGATGGAGAATCCGGATCTGTACCTCAAGACGGAGCAGCAGATTCGCCAGAAGGAAAACGATATCAAGAGATATGGTGTTGCGAAGAAAAAGGAATCTCTGACCGAAGAAGAGAGCGCTGCGATTGCAGAGATCGAGGGCGCTGCAGGTGTGAAGGCAGGGGACGATGCAGGGAAACTGGAAAAGGTCTCGCCCCCGACCGAAGAAGCTGGAGGAACGGGGGATCCTCCGGTGGAAGGCGGTCGGGGGCAACCAGACGAAAGGGTCCCGGTAGGTCCGCAGGATGCAGCGGAGCAGCGTGTTAGTTCAAAGATGGACGCGAGGCGTGAGGAGTACCTGGATCAACAGCACGGATTCTTGTGGGCAGACAAAGAGACTGGGAACATGGACAACAACTTCAGTCTCTGGAAGCGTGCGCGGTCACTTCTCGGTATGGCAGAGATGCAAGACCGCATGGTCACGAAGGGTCATCTCGAACTGGTCGCTGACCCTCTGAACCCTGGACATAGGATCCTGGAGTTCCGTGGCAAGGGAATGGGCGACATTCTGAAGCCGATCTTCAAAAAGAATCGGCAATACGAAGACGACTTCTTCGAGTTCGGTGGAGCTGTTCAGGCGCGAGAGCTGATCAACCAGACGATCGACATGAAGACTGGGAAAATCAGGCAGTCAACGCCAGAAGAGATCGCGAATCTAAAAACTCGCGAAAAGGTGTGGGACCTGGATAGGATCGAACGTGGAGTGAAGCTGGAGAATCCAGAGTTCAGAAAAGTGTACGAAGAGATGAAGGAGTTCAACGCAACGACCGTACGTCTCGGGATTGAGATGGACTTCTTCACTGCCGAACAGGTTGGAGCATGGAAGCGGAGCGAGTACGGGTGGAGCATGGCCCGTGTCCAGGACATCGCTAGGACTGGACGTCACCGGACTCAGGACAAGCTGATGAACGCATTCGGCGTTCGAAAGCTGCACGGTAGTCTGCGACAGGTTCGCGATGAGTACGGAAACTTCATCCGTGGTGCGCAGGATACGGCCAGGGCCATCCTCTACAACAAGTTCACCAGAGATGCAGCCGACCAATTGCTCGCGGCAGGCGGATTCCTGAAGAAGCTGAAGCCTGACAGCAAGCGGATTGTTGCAGGACGTGATCAGCTCAGAAGGGCAATGAAGAAGGAGATCAAGGAGAATAAGAAACTCACTGAGGAAGAAGCCGCTGAACACATGGACTGGCTGGACAACATGCCCGGTTCGATCGAGCGAGCTGCGTTCTTCATCGGTGCTGGTCGCCCGTACGGGGACAACATCATTTCGTTCTTGCGTAACGGCAAGCCGGAATACTACGAGGTGATGGACCCGGTACTCTACCGTGCGTTCGAGCAACTGGATCCGTCCAGTCGCGTAGACCTTGTTGGTAGGTGGATGGCGACCTTCAAGGACTTCAAGCAGGCAGCCATCACTCTCGACCCCAGCTTTATCTTCGGCAACTTCATCCGTGACCCCGCGATGGCGCTGATCATGACCCGCACAGGGAACAAGAACATCACCAATTCTCTCCGTGGTCTGAAGCACGTCTGGAATGATTCTCCTGAGTTCAATCAACTGATGGCGAACGGTCTCGGTGGCTCTCCCATTCGAGACAACATCGCTATGTCTCGAAAGAGGCTGCGACGTGAAGCTCAGAGATCAGAGGGGATACTGAATCCGAAGGGGATGGTGTTCGGCCCAGGCGATCTCGTTCGGTTCATGTCTGACATCGGGCGAGCGATCGAACTCGGTCCTCGCGTTGGAGAAGCACTCCGCGCACGCGAGAAGGGAATTCTCGGAGAGGGGAATAAGCTACGACCCGCAAGCATGATTGAAGCTGTTTTCTCTGGACGCGAGGTGTCCACCGACTTCCGTGTTCGAGGTGGTGGTCAGTCTACGGGAGTGCATGGCGACAAGATCAACTTCGGCTTCACGCATGGTCCGCAGATCACCAAGTTCATGGGCGACACGGTTCCTTTCTTCAACGCCATGCTTGCTGGCTCAGACCGTGGATACCGCGCTGTGTTCCGTGACCCGCACGGGAAGATGGCTTCTGGGTTGAAGATGGGATTGGTCGGCGTGTCCTCGGTCGTGCTGTACGGAATCAATCGAGATATGTCCGAGAAGTACAAGCACCTGCTCGATGAAGACGGACGGCAGCAGGTGGATTTCCTGAACCTGCCGAAGTGGGCGACCACCGCGTACTGGCACTTCTACATCCCGACCACATGGGACAACGACACTGGTGAGATCACGAAGTTCCGTCACTGGCACATGCCGAAGCTGTGGGAGGTGGGGATGATCGGCTCGATGGGCGAGGAATTCGCCGAGTCGATGTATAAGGGAGACACGTTCGACAAAGAGACGCTGTTCGATCTGATGCAGATCGCCGCTCACAACTTCAACATCAACACTGCGCACAAGGGACTGCCGATGCCTCTCCCGGCAGGGATTGACGTGATGATGGAGCAGGCGATGAACCGGATCCTTTTCACCGGATCTCCGATCGAGACGATGGGCATGACGGACGAGCAGGACTGGAACCGTGCGCGTTCCGGTCAGTCCAGGACGATGAAGGCATACGGTGAAGTGCTGAAGGATGCCGAGTTCCTCGGTGCCGCACGGTCTCCTGCCAGGGCAGAGGCATTGCTCCGAGGCGTGTTCGGCAACTGGGCGAGCATGGCGCTTCAGTTGACCGACCTCGCCATGTTCCCTGGTGGTCCCGCTCTCGGATGGGATGACGTACCCATGGTCCGACGTGTCTACAGCGAGGCTGGGAAGTACGACAAGAACACCGCCGATTTCTACCTGAACATGGAAGAGTTCACGCAGTCGTACAACACGATGCGACACCGGGCAAAGCAGGGCGACATCGAGATGGCGAAAGAGATGATGATGGACCCAGATCAACAGGCGATGATCGCGATGGCTCCTGGATTCGACCGTGCCAACCGGAAGCTGCAGATGATGAACCGAGAGATCGACCTGATCAGGCGTGGCGTGGCGATGCCAACAGCCACTCCGCGAGAGCGCCACCATGCTATCAACAGAGTGGAAGCAATGCGGAACGGTATTATGAAGAAGCTGAATGATATGGCAGAAGAGTTCAAGAAGAGGTTCAAGGAGAGGTCCAAGGAGAGGTCCAAGGAACAAGAGCGACTGAAGAGGGCTAGTTGATGGCCACACGCGAAGTAGCAGAATGGGAGAAGACTGACGCTGCCAACAACTTTCCAGCCGATGAGGGTGGTTGGAAGGAAGGCATGAATCGGTCGGATGTGAACAACGCGGCGCGTGCCAACATGGGTGCGGTGCGCCGTTGGTACGAGGATCCGGAGTGGCTGGATCTCACAGTGGGCGCAACGGTATCGCGAACAAGCGACACGGAAGTAACTGTAATAGGAGACTACGCATCCTATTTCACGGATGGCAAGCGCGTGAAGCTCACGGGCGGATCCACTGACCCGTGGTACGCCACGGTAGATGGAGACTCTGCCCCTGCGGCACCCAACACGCTGGTTACGTTGAAGAACTTTTCATCCGGCACGGCAGTGCCCGCGTCACCTGATCCGACTGCGATCTTCCTGAACATCATCTCCGGAGCTTCTTTCGAAGATCCCTTTTTCGTGACGGTCCCGATTCTGACTGGTGCTGCAATCCAGGAAGCGATCAAGGAAGTTGAGGACGCTGGCGGCGGCACCATCATGCTCACTCCTGGCGCTACCTACATCGTGGAAACAACCATCTTGGCTGCGTATTACGCGGAACCGGGCGGAGCGGTCGGTGGGAACTTCCGGATCATGGGCCAGGGCGCGACATTGTTTGCTCACGCTGATCTGGAATCAGAGATCATGATCATCGGTCACAACCTCGGGACCGGGATCAGCGCGAACATCATCCTGGACAACGTGATCTTCAATGGCAACTCATCGCAACAGTCATTTACTGGCGATGGGATGGTCAGCATCCCAGAGAATGTTTCGTACGTCCGGTTCGTGAATTGCTTCTTCGGCGACTCGATTGGACCCATGCTTTACATGGATAACATCGAGAACTGCTGGATTGATGCGTGCGTGTTCGACGGATGTTCCAGGGACAGCATCAAGATTGTCGATCCGAACAGTTCCAATACGTCCGTCTATATCCGTGGCTGCAGGTTCAACGACTTTGGTAGGGATGTTAGCCCGTCCGCTGGCATCTACGCTGCAGGCCAGATCAGCATCAGCGACTGCACGTTCTCTGACATGAACGAATTTAGCAACATCCAGGTCGGTATCCTTCTCGATCAAAAGTTGGCCGCATCTCCAATCGACCAGTCCGGACACAACTGCACGATTACGAACTGCTACTTCAGTGGAACAGGAGTCAATGCTCGCGGTATAGATTGCCAGGGACGTGATAACACCATATCTAATTGCACGTTCATGATGAGTTCTGGCGGCACAGAGGGGGTTCTGATTCGCCAGTCAGGCTCAGGGGTTGCTGACAATAACATCGTAACTGGTTGCTTGTTCAACGACCAGAACCGTGGCGTAGAGATTGAGCCGGACGGAGAAGACAACGTAATCACCGGAAACCGCTTCGCCAACTGCACCTACCCTTACACGGATAGCGGAAAGAGGAACAAGTTCTCCGTGAATCACATCATGAACTGTACGGATGGGATCACGATCGGCTCAACTGCCGAGGATCCAGTGCTTTCGATGAACACCATCGACACCTCCAGCAATGACGGGATCGTCATCGCAACTGGAGCTACGAGAACTCAGTCGTATCTGGACTACATCCGAAACGCCACGGGAGTCGAAATTACGGATGATGGGACACAATCCACCATCTTCGCGGTCACAGAGACCTTTCATCAAATTCTGAATCCGATTGCTGGTGCCCACACGACCGTAGATGCAAAACCGAGAAACGCGGAGGTTGAAATCCCGGATACGCTAGTCGAGTTCGATGAGTTTGCCGATGGAACAAACGTATTCGCCACCTTGAACGATACTGTCATAGTCAAAGTCAAGTTCACCCTCTTGACAAATGATAATGGGTTTACCGTACGATTGCGTATGGGTCCGAATAGACTCATAAATCCTACCAGTGACGCGCAGCTAGCCATTGACGACACCCAGACTTCCGGGACCAGCACTCCGGTGACATTCACGATGAACCTTGTTCCGATCCCAACGATCGTTCCGAACGCAGGAAACGGTGATGAAATGTACCTGACGATAGAGCGAACGGGTGGCGTAGATCCGAATGAACATGAGACGCAGATTGTTGGGGAAGATACGATTGGAGGCGGAACCTACATTGATATGTATATCAGGCCGGAAAAATGACCGACGTAAAAAACTGGAGTAGTACAGCAGCGGAGAACAACCAACCCCCTGCTGACGGTTGGCCGGAAGGGATGGCTCGGTCCGGAGTGAACAACGCTGCTCGCGAGATGATGCGTGCGTTGGTGGAATTCTACCGGAACGCAGAGTGGATCGACCCGGCGCAGACTACCGGCCAATCGTGGTCAACTAGCAAGACCTCGGACACGGCCGTAAGCCTAAGTCCTGACAATTCTCAGGACATCGACATCTCTACACGATACCCGACTGGATCTCGCGTAAAGATTCAAAGCACCGCGAGTGGTACGTTTTACGGGTTCGTCATTACTGCAGGGAAAGTCGGAGTGCATACTATCGTCCAGGTTGCGTTGGACGGTGATCCTCCGGCAGTTGTACCTGCAGACATCACGTCGCTTGAGATCGGCCTTCTCAGAGACTCGCTGGGTAAGACGGCCTACTACCCGACAGGCACTACGCGCGATGAGGAGCCTCCGCAGGTTCCCACCATTGATGATCTCGGTGATGGCGTCACGAAGGATATGGGAGAGGGCAACGAGTTCAACGCGGATATGGTGGACGGCCAGCACGCAGCGGACATTATCGCAACAGCTTCCGCATCCTCCGGCCGTAACTCCGTCACCAACAGCGAGTTCCAGATATGGCAGCGCGGGGTGGCGTTCACAAACTCCACCGCGAGTGGTCGCATCTACGTCAACAGCAACGGAGAGTACATCGCTGACCGATGGCGGTTGATGTCTGGCAGAGCGGCGATCGACCATGACGACATGGTAGACATCTCTCGTGATACCACCGACGTCCCGACTGGTTTCTGGTCAGCTCTGAAAGCGACGGTGACAGGCACGCACGTTGCGGCGAATGACATGTTCGGGTTCGTCCAAATCATGGAAGCTAGGGAAGCGCGGCGGTTCATCGACTCAACCTCTGTATCCATGTCCTGCTACCTGAAGAGCAACGGCGTCACTCTGGTGAACGGACGGTTCATGGTTTTCGGCTGGACGGGTACAGCAGATGACGCGTCGGGTCTCGCGGCGGATGTGATCAGCGACTGGGGAACGGTTGGAGATATAGACGGACCGACTCCGAGTTCTAACTGGTCGAAGCTGCTGGACTCAGGCCAAACTTTAATCGACGCGACGTGGACGGAATACAAAGAAGAGAACGTAGACTTCAGCGCGGTTGGAAGCGTGAAGAACATCGCGGTTCTCGTATACGCTGACTCGACAATCGCCGTTGGCAACACGTTCAGCATGACCGGTGTTCAACTCATCAATGGCGCATCGACACCACTCTACGCGCATACCGATTACGATTCCGAGCTTCGCAGGTGCGAGCGTTTCTACACCAACACGTTTGACGAAGGCGTAGAGCCTCGCAATGGGGCCGGAGAGTTCACGGCGATGCAGTGGTACAGCGGCAACTCATCAGGGGCTCAGAATGATGGTCCTGCGATGCAATTCATCTATCCGACACGGATGAGACTGGAACCGACATCCATCAAACTCTTCAACGCCTTTAGAGACGAGGACAATTCATGGTACGACCAGGAAACTGGAAACGATCTACTACAAACTGCGTTGACTGAGACTATCACGGAGCGGTTCGTCAACTGGACACACACGGGTGGAGCTTACGACAACAAGGTGCTGCGGGCGCACGTCGCAGCCAGCGCAGAATTTTAACCAAAGGGAGGCAACACAATGGCAGCAATGTCAGATTATCTCGAAGACGCACTACTTTCTCATGTGCTTGATGGAGTATCAATGACCAGTCCAACCAGTGTTTATGTTGGAATCCATAATACAGATCCAACCGATGCCGACTCTGGAACAGAAGTCACGGGTGGCGCGTATGCTCGCGTGACGATGACAGGTGGTTGGACAGTTTCTGGAACTACACCGACAGAGGCAACCAACACTGCTGCTATAGAGTTCCCGACTGCTACAGATGGAACGTGGGGCGAAGCAACGCATTTCGGTATCTATGATGCTGCAACAACTGGCAATCTTTTGATTCATGGTCAATTGACCGACCCCAAGACGATTGGTGATGGCGATACTTTTGAATTTGCGATTGGCAATCTTGTTGTTGCGTTCGCATAAAGGGTTCATGATTATTTAGAAAACAATATGGCATTTGTTTATCTAGCACCGTACAAGTGGGTTGATATAGCAGGAGGTGAATGGGGTTTCCCCATAGAGGGAAATCTAGGTTCTCTTGATTTGAGAACCAAAGAGCAACAAGATTCCAAAGGTATTCTGAAGGGATATG